CCACGGATCGTCGCGCACGGCTTTCGGCACGGCGTCGAGCTTGGTCGACTCGGTCATCGAAAATGTCATCCCGGCGCGCCGGTAGGTGCCAGTCGGATGGCCGGTTTTTACTCGTACTTCAAACATGTTTCGCTCCTCAACAATCCGACGGATCGGTCGGATCGGACAGATCCGTCGGATCGATTTGCTCATTGCCGCGGCCGCCTATCCGGCGTTGGTGACTTTGATGCCGTAGTACCAAAGGCCGTAGCCTACGTTGTAGCGGGCCTCGACGCCGAAAAGCCACTCGCCTTGCATGAACACCAGCTCGGCCTGCGTGTCCGTCATTTCGACGGGCATCGGCTCTTTGCGCATCTGCAAAATAAACGCGCGCACCGGCGCGCCGACGTAGTCGTAATAGTAATCGCTAACATCGGTGAGATACGGATCGATCGTGTAATCGATGCGCGTCTTGGGCACGGTAGAGCCGGCCGCGGGGTTGTTGAGCTCGTCAAACACCGCTTCGAGGTTCGCTGGGATGGTCGCCTTGAGCGCAAGCGATCCCATGCGGCGGATGCGCGGCCGGCCGCGGTCGTCCTTGAACGTGCGGAACTTGGCCAGCGCGTTGAAGTAGTCCGTGCGGATGTTCGCCGCGGTAATCCCCGCGCCGGTGATGATGTTCGACTGCGCGCCGCTGTCGCCCTCGACGTGATCGGTGTCGTAGAAAAATTGCCCGTCGTAACACAGCGCGGAGATGCCGGCGACGCGGACCGAATCGAGCAGCTCGTCGGGGTGGGCGCGAGCCTCAACGCCGAGTTCTTGTATGCGCGGGGTGTATAGGCCCAACTTGTCGTCTTCGAAATCTTTTCGCTTGACCGAAATCGTGCCTTCCCAGTCTTTATTTTTGATCAGCCAGTCGAAGCCGCGCAACTGATCGATGGTCTTCTTGTCGATCCATTCCTTGATGCGCGCGGTGGTGCCCAACCATTGATAATTTTCCTCCGAGGTGCCGGAGGGCGCCAGCATCACGAAGCCCGGCCAGGCCGGCTCGGCCTTGTCGAACGATTCGCGGTATACCGCGCTGAAACTTTTCTGCGCCGCGATCAGCGACGCCGAGCTGAATAATCCCATGATCTTTTTCTCCTTTTCTCTCGTTAGATTTCAGGTGTCAGGTGTCAGGTGTTTTGGAGCGCGGGCTTTCTAGCCCGCGAATAAGTGGCGGGCTAGAAAGCCCGCCCTCCAACCTGAAACCTGACACCCACGTTCTTTAATCCTTACCCGGCGATCAGCGTGTTGACCTTGACCTTCAAATCGTTGATCAAGTTCTGCTCCGCCGAGGTATAGGTCGCGCCGGCATCCGCCAGCACTATGCCTTGCCCCATCTCGCTATCGATGGCTATCCATCCCTCGGTGCTCGAGATGCGCTCGACGAGCCGGCCGGCCTTGACTCCCTGGGTGCCAAGAGTGTCGTCGAACGTCTGATTGTCGACGACATACATCATCGTGCCGACCATCGCCGCGGTGATCGAGGTCGCGCCGAATCTATACACTCCGCGGCTGCGCACGGTCACCGAAAGATCGCCGTCGGCGCCGGCCGTGTTGTCGACGGTCTTGTCGGCGACACCGACGACTTTCCCCGAGGCCGCGTTGGCCGCCTGGATTAAAAAGCCGGTGCTGTCGAGCATGACCATGATGCCCTGGAGGATCTTGGTCGCGGCTTTGATCTGAAATGATTTGAGTCCCAGGTTTTTTTCCTGAGTGATTCTGTCCGTGGTTGCTGCTGCCATTTTTTATCTCCTTGTTATCGTCGGCCCCACCCTTCCCTCTCCCGCGGGGCGGGCGAGGGTAAGAGGGTTAGTGCGCCGTGTTGTACTTGACGAAGGTCTCCTTGGAGACGCCCATCTGTTTGTTGATCGCCTCCTGCGTCGCATCGATGCGCGCGGGGTCTCTGTTGGCGCCCGGCAATTTGTCGAACACCGCTAAAACCTTGGGCGATTTGGCGACGAAAATCTTGAAGGCATCGAGATTATTATGCGCCTGTTCGAGCCCCCACTTTTTTTGTCGCGGGTAGAGCTTGCCTTCCATCTCTCCGGCGCCTTGACGGCAAGCGGTGTCGACAATGGCGAGGATCTCGCTCTCGCGCAGGCTCTCGCTCAACGCCACGAATCGATCCGCCGGATGGGCCTCGCGTTGCTGTTGCAGCACCATGATCGCGGCGATCGCCGCGTCCTCGGTCTCGCCCGGATCTAATTGGAGCGCTGCGCAGATCGCCGGGGATGCCACCGGCTTAGGCGCCGGCGAAGAAATCCTCGTGGCGAACTTTTGCTTGAGCAGCTCGGCTGCCTGCTCCTCGGTCAGATTCTCGCGGTTGAGCGCGATGCCGAGGACGGCAAAAAGTTTTTTAACCCACTCGTTCATTGTTTTCTCCTTCTGTACGGGCGATTCATGAATCGCCCCTACCTTGTCGGTCGGTTTTTGTGCGGGCGATTCGTTAGTCGCCCCTACCTTCATTTCAGAAAAGATCGTGCCGTGCTCTAGATCGATCTTGAGACCGAACTTGCGCATGGTCGCCTCGCCTAAGATCACCTCCTCCACTGATTTTTCGATTACTAAGAACGTGTCCATAATCGTTTGCCCGGCCGCTTTGATCGCCAGCACCGCCATCTCGCTGACCGAAAAATCGCTGCCGTCGCCGATGACGATCTTGTACGGCTTGGGCAGCTTGATGATGGTGGCGATTTTCTCGGCGACGCTGCGCAAAACGAACGACAGCGTCGCGCCGGTATCGAATAGCACGGTGACATCTGACTCTCCCTTGTCACCCGCGGCGCGCACGCGCGAGACCATGGAGGCCATATTGGATCGATCGTCGTTCACGGCGGCCCATGCGATGCGCGCGGCCTCGTCCTCGGATTTCTTTTCGTCGTAGACTGCGACATTGAACGCCTCGCGCCAGCGCGATTGTTTTTCCTCGGGCAGTTTTTTTACCGCGTCGGGCAGTTCCGAATTGGTTTGATACGGCATAAAATATTCCTTCCCTCGACACTCGACACTCGACCCTTCTTAAATCGCCTCGGTCCTCCCGGCGTTGGTGGCGAAGCCCGAATCCGGCTCGGGATATTGAAAACTCCTCTGCTCCGATACCGTCCAGCCGCGCCGCTTGAGCAACGACTCGGAGATGCTCTGTGCCGAGCAGTAGCAATTGAATCCGTTGGGCGGATACCATGTCGACCAGAACGGATCGTCGGCCGGATAAATCAGTCCATGCTTTTCGCGGTGCGATGGCCGCGTCGTGGGGAGCAGCGCGGAAACATATCTAATGTAGGGACGCTCGCTGACGACCTCCGGATCGGTCATCTGCTGCCAGCGGCCGGCCTGATACGACGTCTGCATGTTGGTGCGATAGACGGTCTCCCAGTACCAGGGCTCGCGCGGCGCGATGCCGGCGTTGTCCAATACGTCGGCGGCGCCCTCTTGAAAATCTTTGAGTGTGAGCCCCTCGCTCAAAGAGTGATCGAGCAATTGCTTGATGTGGTCGCGCACCTGGCGGTTGGCGCCGTCGGCGACGGTGAAAGCTTTTTTTCGCGCGGCGATCGACAGCGCGCGGAAGCGCTCGGGCGAGACCGGGACCTTATTGCGGAAATAATCGATCGCCTCGTCGAAGGGGAGAGGCTCGAACCCGAGCCCCACATCCACCAGCGCCGCCGCGAGGACATCCGGTTTCAGGTGTCGGGTGTCGGGTGTCAGTCCTGAAACCTGAATACTGACACCTGTCCCCTGTGCCCTGACATCCGCATAGACCTGCGCCCGGCCGAGCAAGTACGAGTTGAAGATAGCGACGGCGAGGAGCGCCGCGAGCTGGGCTCTGCCCATGGCGTCGGAGTTGAGCTTTAGCAAGAGCGTCTCCTCGCTCTTCGCCGAGCGAATCGCGTCGAGCACGTATTCGCGGACAAAAGACATGTGCGCGGCGCTCTGTTCAAGCGCGCTCTCGACGAGATCGATGGCCTGGTTTTGTTCCGCGTTTTGAACATGCTCTAGTCCGACGTCCCTATCAGCCGCGAGCCGACCGGTATTTTTTTTTTCAGTGTCAGGTGTCGGGTGTCAGGTGTCGGGTGTCGAGCCTGAAACCCGAAACCTGAACCCTGGTCCCCGAAGTTGGGCGCCGCAGGCTGCAAAATCTCCTCGCCCGCTTCGGGCGCCGGGATGCCGTA